CGGCTGATGAGCGCCGCCACCTACGCCATCACCGCAGAGGCGGGACTGGTCGTCTGGCTCGAGGGCAGGGCAGTCCTGAGCGTTCCGCCGGAATGCCTTGTCGATCTCGCGGCACGGGCTCTAAAGGCGCACACGCAATGGCAGGCGCGTCACCGATGCGAAGCCGGCATCAGGCGCAACGATCCGTGGGAGGGAGCGTGATGGCGAAGACCAAGCGGCAGAAGCAGCGCGACGAAATCAGGCGGCAGCTCGGTAGGCGCGCGGCGGACACGCGCGGCGCCGTCTCTCTCGCTGCATCCCCGTGGGACCACGGCGCCACTGGACCGGCCAACCGAATCGGCCTCGTGGTCGAGGAGCGCGGCGAGGTGAACCCGGCGACAGGGAAGGTCACGAACCCCAACCGCGTGACCGGCGTGAGGCGTGTGGACCTGCTGGCTTTCTGGTGGGGTCGGGGCACCATCAGCACGGGCGGCTACAACGCTGCCGTCGCCCTCCGCAACGCCTACGACGACACCCTCCGCGGCCCACCGGCGCTTCCCGAGAATGACAGGGTGCAAAGCTCGCCCAAGCCCGATCAGAGCATCGACATTCGGATCACGCGCATCAGCCGGTTCAGCACGCTCATGCGGCGGGTGGCAGACGAGGACCGCGAGATCGTCAGCGCCTGCGTCCTTGACGGGCACCACCCCTCGCGTGTGTATGGGGCACTCAGAACCAAGGATGGGTTTCAGCACCTACGGGATGCGCTCGACCGACTCCATGCCGCAATCGGTGGTTGACAGTGAGCTTGACGCAGTGTAGGCATAATGCAGCGCCGAGGTGCGAATACTTCCTCGGATGCTCAGAGCAGCAGAGCGCCCGGAGCGCCAGACTGCCAGCCCAAGCGCCCGCCCTCACCGGCGGGCGTTTTGCTGCTAGAGGTGATTGTGTGGCTCGCCTGCCGTCGTTGAAGCCTGCGCTCGCCAAAATGCCGGCACGACTGACGGCCGAAGGGTTAGGCGAGACAAGGACGGTGTTCAGGCGGCGGGCGTCACCGTGGCGCAAGTGGTATTCAACCGCCCGCTGGCAGCGCCTGCGCTGGCAGGTGCTGACCCGTGATCTGTTCACGTGCCAGCGGTGCGGGCGCGTCGAGGCCGACACGTCGAAACTGGTGGCAGACCATAAGATCCCTCACAGGGGTGATGCTGCGCTTTTCTGGGATGCTGATCAGGTCTGGTGCCTATGTAAGCCCTGCCATGATGGGGCAAAACAGCGCGAGGAACGCCGCGCAGGATTCACATAAACGAATCAAGGTGGGATAAGTTAGGCGGGCCGCGAGGTGCTACCCCAACACCAGCGCGGCCCTGCATGTCGAGCACGTTGATCCTTCCTCAGTCTTTGAGCGGGACGGTTGGCGTTGCCACATCTGCGGCCACAAGACCAAGCCATCATGGCGCGGGACCACTCAGGACAAGGCGCCCGAACTAGACCACATCATCCCACTGTCACGGGGTGGCGATCACTCGTACCGGAACACCGCCTGCGCCTGTCGGAAGTGCAATCTAGCCAAGGGCGCTAATGTGCTCGGGCAGATGCGCCTGTTCGGATGAACCGGGGGGGGGGCGGTCCCAAAACCTTGCGCGAGGCGTTTGCTCGGACCCGCGCCGACCTCACGCAGAGATTAAATCCGGCCGGTTTGAATATCGGCATCCGAAAATCAGAAAATTCAAAGGTGCTTGAAATGGCCCGAGGTGGTGCCCGCCCTGGCGCTGGCCGCCCTCGCAAGGAGGCTGGCAGCGTCCCGGCTGTGAAGAACGAGGCGGCGGCGAACAGGCCGCGCAAGTCCCTCGGCGGGAAGACCCCGCTGGAATACATGCTCGACGTGATGAACGACGACGACCAAGACCCAATCCGGCGCGACCGCATGGCAATGGCTGCGGCACCCTATGTCCACCTACGCGCGTCTGACGTTCAGCCCGGCAAGAAGGAGCAGCGGCAGGCGGCGGCCGAGGAAGTGGCGAGCAGCGGCAAGTTCGCGCCTCGCGGCAGGCCGCGCTTGGCGGTCAGTAACGGCTGATGCCTGAGTGGACCACGGCTTGCCCTGACTGGTCGGGAAGGATCGTTGAGCGGCGCAGCCTGATCCCTTTCGATCCGCTGTTCCCCGATGAGGCGGAACATGCGCTTTCGGTGTTCAAGGCTTTGCGAGTGCCGGACCTGCCAGGGCAGCCGACATTTGGGGAGGTCTCGGCGCCGTGGGTGTTCGACTTCGTCTCGGCGATCTTCGGGGCGAACGATCCCGAGACAGGGCAGCAACTGATCAGCGAGTTCTTCCTCGCCATCGCCAAGAAGAACACGAAGTCCACCATTGCAGCGGGCATCATGCTCACGGCTCTGATCGTGGGGTGGCGGCAAGAGGACGAGCTTCTTATCCTGGCGCCGACAATCGAGGTGGCAGGCAACAGCTTCAAGCCGGCCGCCGCGATGGTCCGCGCCGACCGTGAACTGAACGACCTGCTGCATGTGCAGGACCACTATCGGACGATTACGCACCGGACCACGAAGGCGGTCCTGAAGGTGGTTGCCGCCGATACGGACACGGTGTCGGGCAAGAAGGCCGGCCGGGTGCTGGTGGACGAGCTTTGGGTGTTCGGGAAGCGGCCGAACGCCGACGCGATGCTCCGCGAGGCGACGGGCGGCATGGTGTCCCGCCCCGAGGGCTTCGTGGTCTACCTGACGACGCAATCGGATGCGCCGCCGGCTGGCGTGTTCAAGGACAAGCTGGACTATGCCCGCGACGTGCGGGACGGGAAGATCGAGGACCGGAAGTTCCTGCCGGTGATCTACGAGTTCCCGCAGGCGATGCTGGATGCCGAGGCGTATCTGGAGCCGGCCAACTTCTACGTCACCAACCCGAACATCGGACGCTCTGTCTCGCAGGAGTGGCTTGAGCGGGAGATGGGCAAAGAGCTGGCGAAGGACGCCAGCACCCGAGCGACGTTCCTAGCCAAGCATCTGAACGTCGAGATCGGGATGAACCTGCGGGCCAATCGTTGGCCTGGGGCTGACTACTGGCCGCGCCGGGCGCGCGAGGGGTTGAGCCTTGAGGCGGTGTTGGACCGCAGCGAGGTCGTCGTAGTAGGGCTGGACGGCGGCGGCGCCGACGACCTGTTCGGGGTGGCTGTCCTTGGCCGGGATCGAGAGACGAAGGACTGGCTCGCCTGGCATCATGCCTGGTGCCACGAGGGCGTGCTGGACCGTCGCAAGAGTATCGCGCCCCGCCTGCGCGACTTCGCGCGCGAGGGGACGCTGACCATCGTCGGCGACGAGTTGGGCGATGTCCGGGCGATTGCGGAGATCGTGCAGGACATCGACCAGCGGGGCCTGTTGGCATCGGTGGCGGCTGACCCGGCGGGGTTAGGCGAGATGATCGACGCCCTGGCCGAGGTTGGGGTGACGCCTGAGAACGGCAAGGTCATCGGGGCGCCGCAGGGCTACGCGATGATGAACGCGATCAAGACGGCGGAGCGGAAGCTGATCAACGGCACGCTCTGGCATGACGGGTCGGCGCTGATGGCGTGGTGCGTCGGCAACATCAAGATCGAGCCGACCGCTACCGCGATCCGGGCGACGAAGGCGAATGCCGGTGACGCGAAGATCGACCCGGCGATGGCGCTTTTCGACGCGGTGACGGTGATGAGCCGGAACCCGGTGATGGCGGCGCCGCTCGACGTGGCAGGCATGATCGCCTGACGGGAGACAACCTATGACCATTACCCGGAAGGTCGGCACCGCCGAGGTGTCCGACGACCTGACCTTTGTCCTCAGCGATGACACGGTGGACCGCTACGGCGACGTGATCGAGGCCGAGGGATGGGACCTGTCCTGGTTCCGCAAGAACAACATCGCTCTTTTCGACCACGATAGCACGTTCCCCATTGGGACGTGGGAGGATGTTCGCGTCGAGGGGAACAAGCTGCTGGGCCGTCTCAAGTTCGCGGCCGAGGGAACGTCCGCCCGGATTGACGAGCTGCGGCGCCTGGTCGAGCAGCGCATTCTCAAGGCTGTGTCGGTCGGCTTCAAGCCGGTCGAGCACGAGCCGATGAAATCCGGGGGCGTCCGCTTCCGGCGGCAGGAGCTACTGGAGACCTCGCTGGTTTCCGTGCCCGCCAACCCTGCGGCACTGGCGGTTGCCAAGTCGCTGCATGTGTCCCCTGAGACGATGAAGATGGCGTTTGGCGAGCAAGCCGATGGACGCGATCGGTCGGTGTCGAAGGATTACGGCGAGCAAGCCACCCCGAGGCCGCAAGCGAAAAGGAAAGCGGCAATGACTACACCACTGAGCAAGCGCATTGAAGATGCGCAAGAGGCCCTCGTCCGGGAAAAGGACGCATATTCCGCGCATATTGCGGATGATGATTTCGACGTGATCGTGGCGAAGGAACTGAATGCTCGCGTGACTGAGCAGGAGGAACGCCTGGAGGCCCTGAAGCGGGCTGAATCGGCGCTTGCCGCCAAGACCGCAGCGCCGGCCGAGCCGCTGAGCAAGGCGGTTCAGCCCTTCGCCAAGGTGGCGAAGAAGTCGGACCCCAAGGACGCCATGATCCGTTCGGCGGTGTGCCAGCTTCTGGCTCATGTCGAGCGGCGCTCGGCCTTTGACGTGATGGTCGGTCGCTACGGTGAGGACGAGACCGTCAAGACCATGCTGGATGTCGTTACCAAGGCGGCGACTGCCCCCGCGACCACGACCACGACCGGCTGGGCTGCGGAGCTGGTCCAGACTTCGGTTCTGGACTTCATGGAGTCGCTGATGGGCGCGTCGGTCTATCCGGCTCTGCGGGCGCGTGGCGGCGAGTTCAGCTTCGGCCGCAACGGTATCGTGTCCATCCCGTCGCGCAACACCGGCACGTCGCTCGCCGGTTCGTTCGTGGCTCAGGGTGCGCCGATCCCGGTTCGTCAGGGCGCTTTCACCTCGACCACCCTGACGCCGAAGAAGATGGCGGTCATCACGACCTTCACCCGTGAAATTGCAGAGCACTCGACGCCTTCCATCGAGGCGATCCTGCGCGAAGCGATCCGCGATGACACGGCTCAGGCGATTGACACGATCCTGCTGGACAACACGGCGGCATCGACCACTCGCCCGGCCGGTCTTCGCAACGGCGTGACGGGTCTGACCGCCACGACCGGCGGCGGCTTTGCCGCGCTGGTCGGCGACCTGAAGGCTCTGGTTGGGGCGCTCATCACGTCCTCGAAGGGCAACCTTCGTGCGCCCGTGTTCATCATGAACCCGGTGCAGGCGCTGGCGATTTCGCTGACCCAGAACGCTGGCGGCGACTTCACCTTCGCGGCGGGGATGGAGCGCGGGATGCTGAATGGCTATCCCGTCATCCAGTCCGCCAACGTGACCGCGGGGACGATCCTTCTGGTGGACGCCGCCGACTTCTTCACGGCGACCGGCGACGAGCCGCGCTTCGACGTGTCGGATCAGGCGACCCTCCACATGGAGGATACGTCGCCGGAGCAGATCGGGACGGCGGGCACGCCGAATGCCGTGGCGGCGCCGGTTCGGTCCATGTTCCAGACCGACAGCATCGCGCTGCGGATGATTCTGGACATGAACTGGGCGCTGCGGCGTTCGGGGTCCGTGGCGTTTGTCGAGAGCGTGACCTGGTGATGAGCGAGCGGGCCGTTACTGGCCCGCTCGCCCCTTTCAACGGGAGGCCGTTATGGCGAAAACCGAAGAATATCCCGATCCGACGCCGACGCAGGCGCAGCTTGATGCGATCAAGCGCGGCGAGGCTGGCGTGACGGATACCCCTGACGACGAGGAAGGGAAGGGCAAGAAAGAGGCTGAGGAAAAGGACGTGTCGGCAGACAAGCCGGCCGCCTACAAGACCCGTCAGGCGAAGACCGACTGATATGGGCCTTCTGTCCCGCGTCCTTGCGCCGTTCCGGGCGAAAGCTGCGGAAGGTGAATACCGGGACGGTCCTTGCACGCTTCCCGTGTCCGGCGGCTGGCTGCCGGCGGGCACGCCCTGGAACTTCTGGCAGCTGGGCATGAGCCCGCGCGGTGGGGCGAACGCCTCGGCGATGGTCGAGGCTTGCGTTTCTGCCTACTCGCAGACGGCGGCCATGTGCCCTGGCGACCATTGGCGGCGTCAATCTGACGGTGGCCGAGAGCGCGTCACCAACTCGGCTCTGTCTCGGATCATGCGGCGGCCTAACCCTTACCAGAGCATGTCGGACTTCATGCTCAATACGGTGCGAGATCTTTATACCGAAGGCAACGCCTATGCCCTCGCCGTGCGGAATGACCGCTTCGAGATCAGCGAGTTGCATCTGATGCCGGCGCGTCAATGCGCCGTTCGGGTCGCTGAGGGCGGCGAGGTATTTTATGATCTGGCGGGCAACGAGCTGGTCGAGCGCCGCTTTGGCGGCCGGCTTCTGGTCCCGGCCCGTGATGTTTTGC